AGCCCATCCTTCTTTACTATCTTTAACTACGATAGTGGTATCACTATCAAACAACTGGGGTACTTCTGGTAACTTCTGAACATACTGACGTTCAACAGAGAAGCCTACACCTGTACCACACAATAAGATAAACATGGCTTCATCGAAAGACTTAGGATCATCCACTGGTAAGTAAGAACAGTTGTAACCTGCTGTGTTGTCACGATCCAATGCAGGACCAGCAGTCATCATAGCTCGCATAGATGGCATAATCTCTAGGCCAATAATAGCTTGCTCAATCTCCTGGCGTGTTTCTGGACTTACCTTATCGCCAATAACATTAGTAGAATAACGTGTTACTGTATCATCCCATGATTCACGTCCGTAACCATCAAAGTATTTCGCATAGCGAGACTTGTGAATGAATGCTTGGTAGTCTGTTGGTAAGTAGTTATTCATCTGTTGTCACCTGATCCTTGTATTTTGTTGCGTTTCTGTCTGTCGTCTAGCTTTTTAATATTTAGTTTCATCACCTCTTGCAAACCTTTTCCGTATAGATTTGCTAGAGCAGTAGTATAGAATAGGACATCCCCTAGTTCTTTCAATATCTCTTCGTTAGCAATCTTGTTACCATCACGAATAAGTTTCTTGATCTTTTCAGCTACTTCACCAGTCTCTCCTACAAGACCAAGAATATTTTCTATTAAGCGTTCTTGATCTTTGGTGATGATCTTCTTCTCCACCCAGAGAGAATAGTCCATTGGATCAATATTCTCATTCGCTTCAAAGTTATCATAGTAACCAAAGTTCTCTAGGTCATCTCCACTCAGCATTCTTCTACCTCACACTCCTCAAGTATTACATCGTCTATGTCATATATAGCTACAGACAAAAGCTCTTGTATGACTCTCTCTATCTCTGACAGATCTGCTTCAATAAAGTTAGCATCTGGATCAACTGTCAGAACTAATCTTACCTCAAACTTCATAGTCAGAATCCCTAGTTATATTGTTATCAGAGTAAAGGTCAACCATATTCTCTCTTCAATCTATCTAAAGATACGAACTCTGGTTCATACACACCGTTCTCTATCTCACGTTTAATAACGCAGCCCTTCCACCATTCTAAATTAGACTGTCCAGCCCATCCTTCTTCGCCACCTTTGAAGCAACCCGCCACCAGCCCGATAATCGGATTAGGGTGTGCAGAATCTTTAAAATACATAGACCGCTTGTGACTATGACCACAAGTGCTAGAATGGTTCCTGTTTTGGAGTAGGGTATAAGCATGATGAACGCCAGACATAGCTGTCCCATAATTACCACTAGAAAAGAAATGAGCATATGAGACACCATCGTAGTCAGCGATAGCGGGGGCCGAGTTATGGTACTCGTGGTACTCGTCGAACCAATGGTCCGTTTGAAGATGCCCGAAGGATATCCCGTACTTGTCTCCCTTGAGTCTGGGATCATGTGCGATAGCCTTCTTAATTCTATTTTCGTGGTTTCCTTCAAATCCAATCCAGAATGGTTTCTTGTACTTCCTGATACTAGGCTTTTTACGAAGTCTCTCCATAGCTTCATTGTAATGCTCCACGTCTTTCTCATAGTTCTGAGACACAATAGCATCTGGATAACGTGTATCAAAACTGTTAAGGGATTTCATATCAGCACCGTCCCCTAGGTCAACAACATATGTCGGGTTGATGTCATAGATTAACTCCCCTAAGAGATCGAACCTATCATTCGGTACACCTGGATCTGAGTGGGCGCAGCTAAATACGATTGCTGTTTTAGTAGACATCTTCTACAACCTTTCTAGTTTTCTCTAGGATATCTTCTTTAGTATTTCCATATGCATCAATGACAAAAGGTCCAGTCTTTTCTAACCTGTATATATCATCTATTGCATCTGACATTGATCGGTAGAAGTATTCTTCTTCGAACTGTTCACCAGTTGAACACCATCGAGCCAAACACAGATTCCAGATTCTTCCTTCATCGTCTGAGTAAGGGCCACGACTAACTTGTAGGATTTCTACTTGTGGTTTGAATAGATCACTCATCATCTGTTTCCTCTAACCATTCGTCAGGTATAACCTTGTCTGCATACTTGAAACCATTTTGTTTACACCAATCACCATAGGAACTCTTAGCACCCTTGTATAACTTAGCTCTACTGTTAGCAAAAACAAACCTGATGTCTAACTCTGGGAACTGTTTCTTTATCTCTTTATGTTTGCGTCTATCAACCGAAATAAATCGTCCCTTGGTTTCTATTATGATACCGTTTGCTAACACAAAGTCTGGTGTATACGTTCTCACTTTCAGGTCTACCCACTTAATCTTTTCTTTCTCGTAGGTAAACTCAACTTTCTTTTCTTTAAGGTAAGTTGCTGTGTCTTCCTCTAAGCCTGACCTATAACCTGCTTGTATTCCTCTGAATCTAGTCTTTTTTGATACCACCAGCAAACTCCAAGTCTTCAGGAACCATCGGCTTCTTTACTACATCCGTTAGAAAAGTAGGGCCATTAGAATAAATAAACTTACGTAGTCCAGGGTAACACTCCTTTTTAAACTCACAATAAGAACACGCAGTAGCAAGCTTCTTGTTTCCATCAGGGTTACTGTTAGACTGGGGGACAGGCTCGAAGCTTCTCTCTGGTGGCTCTTCTGAAGAAACCATCTCCTTTAGATGTGACACAGTCTCTTCTTTTGTTTTCATTTCTTCAGTAAAATCATAGATGTCTAAGCAGACATGACCATTCACTTTATCAACCACCAAGAATCCACCCTGAGTTTTGTTTGTTACTGCTGGATCGTCCTTGGCTGCGTATACGTAGGAAGACAGTTGAGAGATGTAACCAAAGGGATCATCTTCTCTGAGGTTACCTTCCTTGAACTTCTTAAATGCGTAAGGGGATGCTGACTTAACATCAATAGTCATACCATCAATGACTGCATCACGATGACCTTTGATACCATGTACATCCATGCGTGTCTGCATACCAGTTACGTTGTGGCCTGACACCGCCGCAATAGTAAGCACTAGCTCTTCAATCATGTCTCCATAAAAGAACTTAAGTAAGGCAGAAGCTGGTAGAACTTCCCCTTCGTTTGTCTTGTTGATCTTATACCAAAGCTTTCTTTCACAAGATGTACCAAGAGAAGAAAGAGATAGATATCCTCTTGGCTCTTGTGGTTTTGAAAACCGTTGCTCTGCCATACGAGAGATGTTGTTTGCCATCCAGTCACCAAGGGCTTTATCCCACCCGTTATAACCTAGGATGGTTTGCTCGATGTCTTCGACAAGTGTTTCTATCTTTTTCATTATTGTTTCCTCTAGTGAGTTGCCCCCACCCAACTAAGGGAAGGGGCTTTTTGCAACACACATACACAACAGAAAGGTGGATGCCCTTAGAATGGGATAGCGTCATCCTCAATAGGCTTCTTAGCCGCTACCTTTTTCTTAGGGGTATCCTCTTTTTTGGCTTCTTTTGAGGAGAAGTTAGACAAGTCTTTGAAGCCGCCTACTGAACCACCACCTTCTGATTCATAAGCCACATGATCAACGACTTGCACTGATTCAAGACGTGAGCCAGTACGCCCTGAATTACCAGCGGGGTAAACCGCTACACGAACTAAACCAGTGGAACCGTTGCCGATGTAACCATCCATCTCAAAGTCCCAAGGTTGTCCCTTGATGTTCGCAACGGCTGGTGCACCACCTTGCCAATCGAACTTACCTTTATGTGGACGAGCAAGGGTTACCTTTGTGCCACCTTCAACATCATGCATTGCCTTAGCGCAGCCAGAGTCTTTTAGCTTTGCAGCATTCTCGTCGTCCATAATAACAGTGATCTTATACTCACCGTCTTTCTCTTCATTCCAAGCCGCACGATCCCGGTTGTGTTCAAATACCTTTGCCCACTCCAGTGTTCCGAAGACTTCTACGATTTGAGTTTTAGTTTCTTTAGCCATGTTATCCTCTTAAGGTTTAATAACTGATTCGGTTTGTATCATTAGAGTTTAGTGAGTGTCAAGCCAATTCTTACCTACATCATAAGAACCTGGTGTTGGTATCTTAAACCCTAACTCTTGGCCTACCTCAAGCATACAGTCTGCCTGAAGTTTGCCTAATGCTTCTGCTTCTTCCTTTGTTCCTATCACCTCTGTTTGGTACTCGTCATGAATGAAACCTACTAGCTTGAAGTTGATGCCTTGCTTCCTAGCTTCTGATGTCCAACGTAAGAGTGTGTGCTTCATGAGTACACTCTCAGCAGACTGAAGGATACCAGCCAGAGCTTTGTGCTCAGAAGGTATGATAACCTTACGTCCATCGTAGCCAGTGAAGTATCCTTGTTCTCCAACAGCAGGTATAAGTTTTGTCTTTAGTTTAAGAAGTCCATCAATGGATCTCTCAAAGCGATCTCTAGCATGGTAAGCTTTTGACTTGGTTGTCTTTAAGATTTGACCAGTCTTATCTAGACCAGCCCCTAGTAACCAAGCGTAGATAAAAGTTTTTGCCATGTCCCGTGTAGCATGGTCAAGTCCCAGTGCACGTTTGTTAACGTTGTGTATGTCTGTTTCGTCTTCTTTCTTACCCTGCATAATAGCTTGCGCATACTGATCAGCATCGAAGTATCTCCATAAGTAATCTGCTAGTACACGAAGCTGGATGCCATCAGCGTCAGTCCCCACCAGCCAAGAGTCAGAAGGAACAGTCCAACAAGAACGTAAGTGCGAATCATAATTTTTCTTTACCTCTTCAACTGCTGTCTTTGGTTCACC